ATGACCCGTCCCTTGGCACTTCCAGCAGGGTTCCCCCAAACCTTCATCGTACCAATCGGTTCCTGTACCACCGCACTCATCACACGCCTTCTCAAGAGCATTCTTGTTGAATAGGTGTTTCATAGAAACTCATCACTAGACGAATTTTTTCCAAACACAAGACTTTTTTTATTTATAAATGAAACAACAAAAAGAAGCGTATGAGAAAGCCAAAGAATTAGCGGCTAGGGGTGAAGACTTCAGTATCCTGGTAGGCATTATAGATCCAGAACAAAGGATAAGGCTCCGAGCATTCGTTTTGAACTTGCCAGAGGAGTTAGCAAAGAAGACAATCTACGGAAGAGTCCAACTCTCACAGCAACCAGTAACCAAGAAATCCATAGGCAGACCACACAAATTATAGGAAGTTTAGGAAATTTAGGGAGTTTACAAATGCTTGACACTTTCTGATAAATGAATAGGATTTGTATCAATAGAACTCATCAAGCCTCTACTAGCTATCAAAACACTTCATTGTGGCACTACCTAGAATGCTCAAACAGATGAGTCTTATTTCGGGGGAGGCATTGAGGGGTCAAGTCTGGGGGATGTCAACCAATTGTTGCGAACCAGAGGAGATAGCGACCTGAACCTCCTCCGATTTTTTTATACCATCCAGCAATAATAAATGACATCTACTACTCTTGTGTAGTCATAACGCTACATATCTCCCAATTGTGTAGCAGATCACAGACACCTGATTGTTAACCGAATTATACCCGATTGGGTATGATTCATGAGTTATAAATCACAATTATCACCGCAAGGGTATATTGTCATGTCGATGAATCCGCGTTTTCTGTACATGATCCTATAGATATGTACACGATATCGACATTTACTTTACACAACGCCGATTTAAGTAAACCAGACTTTACACAAAAGACCCCTTTTGCACTTGCTCACAGACAGAGGTGTGGGGGAAAAATTCTCATAGTCCCTTAATCATATCCCTATCCCAATCCGAGAGTCGAGAATCTTCTATCTTTTCTTTCAATGCCTTGCTCAATCTCTCCCTCTCCAACTTCATGCCACCATACCCACCAGGAGAACTATCCGAATCCAACTCCAACTCATTAGCCAGACTCCTCAATAGCATGATGCTCGGCCTATTCCTCTCACTAGGTGGGTATCTCAATGTCATCGTGTCCAACGGTACTCCCCATCCCATATTCATGTCAAGTCTTGTTATTGTAAAAGAAACTAAAAGGGAAGGAAGTTTCCAGATATAGGTTTTTTTTCATTGGGGCATGTCGCACATACACGCCCAATATATAGGTGATGGTACCCCCTCCCACCTCCCGAAGAGATTCCCTGGGAGATCCTAGGGTGTAGAGGGCGGGACAATCTCCGCATCGATTACCGGCGAGACCGGCAACACCGGCGAAGGAACCGGCAACACCGAGGGACTATTTGACGGGCTGAAGAAAGTGACTAGGAATTGGAAAGGATTTACAACTTCATTGCCAGCCTTGTCACTCCAATTATCACCGGCCATTTTGTTATCTATGTTAATTGCTTCCAATTTGGAAGGTAATTTGATAACCTTTTTGATGTTACCTGCGGGATCGACTTCGGTGCGGGCCTCTTGGATGAGGTGACCAGGTAAATCAGGATCGAGGGGGTTTGCGTTTACCAAGTCATGAAGAAACTTTCGCTTGGCTTCTACAGATAGGACGGTTTTTTGAGTAACCTTCTCTTTTACTTTGCGTAACTCTTCTTGTATTCGTTCATTCTTCAGTAACCTTATTGCGTTTGCTCCGTGTCCTTCAATCGTCGTGTTATTGAAACCCGCCTTCTTATGGGCCTGTGCTTGTGTCTCTCCTTGTGCGATTAACTTCACAAATTTACGCTGGCGGGTATTTAGTGCTTTTTGTTTCATGATTTGAGAGAGTATATTTGACAGAGTGAACCGATAGAGTCAACCTTCCCTTGTTCATGCCCTCGCTGTTTTGATGATCCCTATCGTGCGAGGCAAAGCCTGGAGAGAGTGAATTCTGATCGTTACCAACATTGCACGTTTTCTAATTGGAGGTGTTAAGAGAGAAGAGAAACTGATTCAGTCTCAACCCATAAGCTGAAGAGTTATCCCAGGAAGAATGGTCGCTTTGCGCTCCCATATGTTACACTCCCTTTCCGTGATTGTGTCAAGAATATTTCTCTGAATCTTCTACCCTCCATGAAAAAAAAGATCATCCTCCTCACAAAAATATCTTGCAAGGTTATAAAAAGATGGTATTGTAGTTGTAGTGATTGACTACGGATGCCGATAAACACTGGCTCTGTAGGCGATCACGAAAAACAACAACAACAAAAAAAACATGAGCGAAGAACAAAAAACGAAAACAGTGGCACGAATCCACCAAGCACCTACAGGTAGGTATCACATTACAGACGATGCTTTGACTTATCTCGATGAGTCGGGGATTGGATACCCTAGCGAGCGAGTTGCAATCAAGCAATCAAGGGAACTCGGATACAATCACCGTCTTAATCGCCACAATAAGACCGTCAAACTCTAACCCAACCCCAACCCAACCAACTAAAAACATGACACTAGAAAAAGCAATAGCAAAGGAACTGAACGAAACCGAATCCTACACCGTGATAGCTCACGAGCTAATCCATGACGGCGTAGGATGGTCTACTAACTCATCCTGGTATATCGCCAAGGATGCAGACAAGGCCAAGGTTTTAGAAGTGGCACGTGGTAGGTGGGGAGTATTTAAGGCTAACTATTCACCTCGTGCCAAGGTTAAGGATTTATCCTTTGATGGTGACGATTCAATCATTTACATAAATTCAGATTATGTCCCATTCCTTGAAATCCGCACCAACTAAAAAACATGAAAAAATCCGACGTCATCATTGCCTGGAATCGCTCCAAGCAACTCCACACCCTAACCCTCCGACTTGTAATCCTGGCGGCATTAGCGGCCATACTATCGGCAAGACTCGCTTACCTAGTCAACAACTAAACCCCTAACCAACCCCAACCCACACAAACATGAAAATCAGCAAAGCAGAATTGGAAGGCTCGATTAAGAGACTCAACACCCTCACGGGAGCCAACCCCGAACCCTACACCAGGACGGAGGATGGAAAGTTCGTTGCCAATGTAGGCACGTTCTACCTGGCGGGAGCCTACGGAGGCTGGAAGTTGGAAAAGATCGTTTCCGACACGGGAGCGGTCTCCGACCCTCTCCGATGCGGTTATGTCTCGAAAAAGGAGCTTTATAACCTAATCTGGGCCTTCATGAATGGCATCGACCTGGGCGAATACCAGGCAAGCAAATAACCCCCAACCCCGAACCAAAAGGAAACCAATGAAAGACCAAATCGCCAACGCCATAGAAATCTGCAAGGCTCTTGCCTCTGCAATTTACGCCGCAAAGGAAATCCCCTCGGGACACCTTTACGCCGCAGTCATGGGCCATATGAGCCTAGAAACCTACAACGCTTGTTTGTCCACCCTTGAAAAAACGGGACTTATCAAAAGGGAATCGTCGCACCTTGTCAGATGGACGGGAGGTGAAATCGCATGAAAAAGGTTACACTCCGAGAACCCGTCAGCTTTTGGCCCGATAGAATCGCCCCGTATCGCTTACAAATTCGCGAAGGGGAACCCGTGTTCCTTATCCTCGACGAAGGGGAAAGGGTGCTTGTATCTCTTTCACCAGAACCAACCGCAGGAGATTCCCGATGGATTCCCCGTGAACTTATCACCCTATGAACTACCAACACAAACACCAAAAAAGCATAAGGAGAAAACAACAACTAACCCCCCACCCACAACCCACCACCACCATGACCAAGCAAACCACGCCAGAAATTGCCCTATGGATTGACCGAAGCAGGAAAGCCCGCCGTCAAATCCATGAAATGCAAAAGCAAGCCGAAAAAGATCACGGAATCATCCGAGACTTCCCGAAACTAGAAAGACTACAAAGCGAATACCAATACGCCGAGCGAATGTGTTGGCACTTTGCAAACATCCCAAACGAGTCTCCCGCAGTTTTTAACAGCTAAAAAAACATGAACCTAGAAACCGCCGCCGATATTCTCTATGGAAATGCCGTAGAGTCAACAACCCTGACCTTCACGCCTAACCTTGAGGAGTTTCAACCCCTGCGAGCAAAGAGTATCCAAGAATCATTGGAGAGCATTATCGCAACGTGCGAAGCACTGAACCGAGAGATTGAGGCAATTAAATACACCCTGGAGAATAAATAACCGCCGCCGACCTCTGCATGAACTACTCTAACGAATAAAACCACTAACTAACTGAAACAAAAGGAGAAAATATGAACCCAACACCCTATCAGATAATATTAACCGCCGCCTTTTTAGGCTATCACGTCACCGAGTACCAAGCAAACGAGATCACCGCCCTATGGAGAAAATCATGGGACAGCATGGAGAATGCCATCAGGGACTACTTTGCCGCCTACGAATAACCGCCGCCGCAAACCTTAACTGATACGAATATGAAAATAAAAAACGCCACCGCCGAGTTGCTTTCCCTTATTTGGGAAGCTGTAGATTGCCTTAATGAAGCAGGAAGGCATGAAGATGCCCAATGGATCACGAAGCAAACTATTAACCTATGCAATGAATTAAGAAATCAATCAACCGCCGCCGACCATGAGCAAAACATCACAACTAACCCTTAACTTGGTCTGTATGATGCGAAACCCGAAAGCATGGAGATTCTACCTTTCGGTCATCCGTAGAGCCTTAATCTAACCACCACCGCCGACCATGGAAACGCTTGAACAAATCGTATCCAATCTCATGACCATGATTCAACAGAACGAAAATTTTATTGAATCACCACCCAAACCGCCGCCGCCAATCCTGCGGATAAGCGATAAAAGCGATGAAAGGTCACCTACAATACCCACAAAAAAAATACCCATCACCCGATCAAAAGACTGGAAACCTACCTTTTGGTCTGATTTTTACACACGCCGAGTCTATGGATCAGAACAACCTTGCCAACCGCCAAAACAAACCCCGAAACCTGACCCCCTACGACCGCATGAATTCCCCCCGAAAATTGTGCGTCATAGAGGAAACCCTACAGATAAAACTAATTTCACCCACCTCCAGGAACTCTGGAATGGGAGAGAAAAACCGCTAGAAATAAAAACAGCAGGACGTACAACAGACAACCTAACCACCAAAATCAAACCATGAACGAAAAAACTGCCGCCGCATTAACTGAAGCAAAAGCATTAGTATCCAGCATAGAACCTCTGTTCTACGCTCTACTGAAATACGCCGACATATCAAAACTAGATACGATCCAGATCAGCACCGCACGAGCACGAGAAATCGCCGCCGACCTAATTATTCTAAAAAAAAGATTGCAATCCTTCAAAGAAACTGAAAGAATTGCAGAGTCAACCACAGATCGCCATCTCGACGCAATGTTCGGGATTAACTGAAACGCAACCCTACAAACCGCCGCAAAATGATTAAATTCAATGGAGTTGAATGCACACTGGCATTCAATGAATATGAAAACGGAAACACTGCAATCCTCCTCATGGAGGGAGGAACACGCTATGCAGTGGCTACCATCAACGACCCAGAACTGGAGCTAGAAGCCGACCAAATTCTGATTAAGGACTACAGCGAGAACGAGGGGATGGTTAAAGCATTGCAAGAGGCTGGAATCGTTCAGCCTCTTTATCCCCATCCCGTGGGAACTTTTGGAGCAAGCACTTGGGTATGCAAATTAAACACCATAGAACTATGAAAACCGATTACACCTGTAAAAACGAAGAATGCCAGCACGACTTTGAAGTCGATTTTGAGCCAGCAACCCGAGACCGAGGGATGCATGGACGATTTGAGGATGCCGAGCAGGGATCAGCCGCATCATGCGACCCAGAAGAGTGTCCCGAATGTGGGGAAGAAGTAGAGATTGAGGATGTAGAATCCGATTGTATGCCCGACCCCGACGATTACATGGAGCCTGATTGGGAATAATATGAAAAAAATACTTATTGCTTGTGAATACTCTGGCAGAGTACGGGATGCATTCACCGCCCAAGGATGGGATGCAACCTCTTGTGATCTATTGCCTACTGATTCCCCTGGTAAGCATTACCAAGGCAATCTGTTTGACATAATAAATGATGGATGGGACATGATGATAGCGTTCCCTCCATGTACTTATCTATGCGTATCTGGAATGCACTGGACTACAAGAGGAAAGCGTGACCCACAATTAACCGAGGATGCCCTCCAGTTCGTCCAAAAGTTAATGGATGCCCCAATACCAAGGATAGCCATAGAAAACCCGATAGGAGTCATTTCTACACGCATTCGTAAACCCGATTGCATCATCCAGCCGTATGAAAATGGAGATCCAGAAAGCAAAAAGACTTGCTTATGGTTAAAAAACCTACCACCGCTTTTACCTACGGATATTCTATTACCTCCAGAGGGAGGCCGCTGGAAAAATCAAGACAAAAACGGACAGAACAATGTTTCTGGAAAAGACAGATGGAAAATCAGATCAAAAACATATCCAGGCATCGCCAGGGCAATGGCATCACAATGGGGAAAACTATGAGAGCAACACAATACAATGGAGAAAGGCCGAACCTAGATTGGACACCATTCCTTTTATTTCTCTACCGAGAGCATGATTGGAACTTGACTTCACCTAGATTTCGATCAACATATTTTCCCTGCAAAAAAATCTTGCAAGGGACTAAAACATCTACAACACTATAAAAATGACAACCACTGAAACACCTATTGACACATTCACCGCCGAGCCTATCATCGCCGCCGCCGAGACATTCACCGCCGCACCCAGGACAAATGCATTCCTTGGTCTCTATGTTCCGCTTGATCTTAAAGCCAAGATCCATGCCGCATCAAAAGCCGAGCGTAGGAGCATGAGTAGTTTTGCTGTTGGAGTCTTTGAGGAATACTTCAACGAACCAGTAACCCAATGAGCAAAACGATAGCCGCATTGATTTTGATTGCATCTCTAATCGCTTTAGCTGTACTTACAATGCCACGATGAAAGAAGGACTTTACAAAAATATCCAAAAAAAAAGGGAACGCATTGCCGCTGGTTCTGGAGAGAAGATGAGGAAGCCAGGATCGAAGGGGGCACCTACTGCAAAAGCATTCCGAGACTCAAAGAAAACCGCTAAAAAGAAATAATACTATGGCATCAGAAAAATGGCAGACAAAGGCTGGTAAAAATCCGAAAGGTGGACTCAATGCCGCTGGCAGGGCAAGCTATAATAAGGCACACGGAGGACATCTAAAAGCACCAGCACCTAATCCCAAGACCAAAGCTGAAGCAGGTCGTAAAGCCTCATTTTGTGCGAGGATGAAGGGACTCAAGAGCAAACTCACAAGTTCCAAGACTGCTAAAGACCCCAACAGCCGAGTGAACAAGGCTTTAAGAGCATGGAGATGCCACTAATAACTTTCCTTTGGAAATTCATCCAAGGATTAACCAACAACAACAACCATGCCATCACACACACTAGCAGAACTCAACGAAATCGCCCAGGGAATAGCCAACAAGCTAGGCCACATCAGTCAGGAACGTCTCTTGGAGATCGAAGCACTCATCAACAAGAAGGATTGTTCACAAAACCCTTGCCAAAGCCAACAGCCTGTATCGGATGCTACCGAGACCCCTGTTGCTTAACTAACCGATGAAAGCACTCTTTGAACGCATGAGAGGGATGTTTCAGCCTATGCAGATTAAGGCACTCCCTAACGAGACTTTGATCAATACTCGCAAGCTGTCACCAGCAAAGCGTAAATCGATCAAGACAGAGGCTACAACGCCAAAAACCAAAGGTCGTAAACCGACCACAACAAAAAGGAAAAAGTAAGATGCCAACGAAGAAAATGCCAAAGATGGAAAAGGCCAAGCCAGCAAGCAAGGCTACAAAGATGAAAGCCGCTTCATCCATGATGAATAAAGGCTACAAGAAGATGTAAAAACCTTCCTGTTGTCTCCGTAAGGGACATGAACTAACCCTTACGGAGACTCTAGCAGGAGCAACCACGCTACCCAACAACATGAACATAAATACAACCACGCAAGAAAGTCAACTCAACGCTTCTTTTGTTAAAGCATTAGGAGAATTACGCAATGTAGCCAAGAATGCCGTTAATCCGCATTTCCGTAATCGCTACGCTTCACTGGATGCTATTCTGGACGATGTTCGTCCTGTATTAGCCGCACATAACCTTGGAATATCCCAAGAACCCCTCTTTGAAGATGGGAAGGCAGGAGTAGTGACAAGGATAATCCACGCATCAGGAGAGTCGAGAGAGTCAACTCTGTTACTTCCTATCAAGGATCAGACTGCCCAGGGGGTAGGATCGGCATTGACATACGCAAAGAGATATGCCATCTCCAGCATCCTTGGTATCACCGCCGATGATGACGATGATGGGGAGCTTGCCAGCAAGCCAGTAGTCCAGAAGCCTATCATCAAGGCTGAAGCACCGAAAGCGAAACCAGAGAAGGCTCCAGAGGATACCAAGGGTCTTCCTAGAAATCCCCTTGAAATGCTCTCCAGCATGATGTGGAGTGATGACATCAATGATGCTCATGTCATTGAGTTTCTTATTGCCAATAAAATGCCTGATGTCACTAGGAAGACTTTGATTGCTGATCTTCCCGAAAAAGTAATTGAGCGTCTCATCTCCAAGTGGGGGGCAGTCAAAGCATTCAAACCAGCACTCTAATGAGCAAAATAGATCCCAAGGAAGAGTTATTACAGAAACTCCGAAGTCATCTATTCGATACACATGAGCAATCTATGTATCAGATTTATCAAAAGATGCTTTTCGATACCAAAATGAATTCTTTGCTAGAATTGGAAGTCATTACTGAAGTTGAGTTTATGGAGGTAATAGAATCCACACTATCTAATCTTCAAGAGTTCATTGTAGAAAACCCCGATCACTATGACAACTGACGAGCGTAACGGAAAACCATCAGCAAGCGGATTCTCCCGACTTGCCCTATGCCCTGGTTCTTGGAACCTAGAGCAAACACTCCCCCCACAAGAGGAGAACAAGTACATGGCACTAGGCACAGCAGTCCATGCTGTCCTAGCTGGTCAAGCAGAGTTTGATACTCTCACCGAGGAGGGTCAGGACATCGCCACAAGATGCCTATCCCAATTCTCCGAGATGATCGGTCAGTTGGATCTAGGAGAGAGAACCAAGGAGGTTATCGAAGAGCGATTCTGGTATTATGATGAACTCTTTCAAGAGAATCTCTTCTCTGGAGCGATTGATCGCATCGACTTCTTTGGGGACGATACAGCAGTAGTCACCGACTATAAGACTGGTCGTGTAGCCCAATCTGGAGCCGCTGAAAACTATCAACTCCGAGCGTATGCCGTCCTAGTCAAGAAGGCATTCCCTCAACTCAAGAGCATCTACGTTGCCATCATTCAGCCTCTCGCCGCTGGCAAGACCATCGCTGAATACAACGAGGAGGATCTCGCCAGAGCAGAAAAGGAAATTGTTGGCATCGTTCATGCTTCCCAAAAGCATGATGCTATACGAACTCCTTCTAATGATGCGTGTAAATGGTGCAGGGCAAAAAGCATATGTCCAGAAGTGCGTCAGACGCATAATGAGATTCAAATAGTCTCTGGTGCTGTTGCTTCTCGTCTATCAAATGATGAGATCCTAGCCATTGATGAGAAAGCCGAGGTCGTTCTTGACTTCATTGAAGAAGTTAGGAAAGAGATGAAAGCTAGGATGATGGCAGGGCAACAATTCGCTGGACGATCACTAACTGAAGGACGTAAAGTAAGGAGTGTTTCGGATACTCAATCTGTTATTTCTGCACTTTCTGGCATCGTTGAACAATCTGACGTTCTCGCTTGCACAAAAGTCTCTGTCACAGCACTTGAAAAAGCCTACGTTAAGGCCAAGGGACTCAAGGGAAAGGAAGCCAAACAGCAGTTTGAAGATGCCCTTGGTTGGCTCATCGAAACAACAACTGGTGAGCCTTCCATCAAACGGAATTGATGATGAAGGAGAAGGCTATGCACTTGCCATTACCTATATGGGACGAGATTGGATCGTTCTCTATAAAGATGCTGGCAACTTCACAGCCTTCCCTGCTGATCACAGAAAATCAAACATTCAGCAAGCTAGAAAAGTCATGGAATATCTCATGGTCGAAGGATTCATAAATCCCGAAAACAATGAGCCAACAATGTCAGTGTAGTAAAATAACCAAACAACAAGATAAATAATAACCATATGTCATTCACAATATCAATCGACGTAACGAAAATCGACAAGTCACTCCTCAAGAGTGTCACCAAGAAGGATGGGACAAAAGCCACATATCTCAACCTTATTTGCTGGCCCAACCGAGATGGTCAGGACAAGTTTGGCAATGATGGTTCAGTTAAGCATTCCTTGACCAAGGAACAACGTGATGCAGGGATCAAGTCAGAGATCCTCGGCAACTACAAAGTAAAGCAGGAGCAGGATTCAGTATTCCCCCCTGGCTTTGCCGAGAAGATCAAGCCAGCACCAGCATTCAAGAATCGTGCCCCTAAACCACAGCAGGATGATCCATTCGGTGACATTGCCGAGGACGAGATCCCTTTCTAAACCATAACCAAGCAAGCAACCACGCACAATTATGGAAGAGCCAACAGAAAACGAAGCAAAGCTAATGGCACAAATTGACTTCCTAAAAAGGGATGTCAAGGAGCTACAGGAGAATCTCCGATTTCACAGATGCGATATTTGGGATGTTGAGGAGGCATTAGAGACCCTTGTAACAAGGCATCTCATTAGTTCTCTCATCGTCTTGGGATTAGTTGTGTCAGTTGTCGTAATGTTCATCCGCAAATGAGCCGACGATATTGCACTTGCGAGGAACGCTACGGAATCGTTCCAGAATATCATAGCTGTGAATATGTCATTGCTAGGAACAAACTGATCCCTGATGCCGAGGCACAAGCCAAAGCAATATCTAGGCTAGATAATGGTAGGTTAGACTTCCTCAAGTTTAACTATACTTTCTCTAATCTCATGGAAAAGGCCGCAATAGAAGCTAAACTTTATGATCTCTAAAGAAGCACAAGCCTATTGGGATGGTGAACACATTCGATTTCTAACTGAAGACAACCAAGTTCCTTCAGTTGAGGATCGGGTAAAAGAAGCATTTGATGCAGGGGTAAGATCGGTTCAGCGATCCTATTCCAATCTGGATGTAGTAGGTAATTCTAAATGTGGAATCAATTTCCAAAGGACAACACTATGAGTGATCAATTCGATTTTGACTTCTCACCCATTGAAGAAGAAATCTTTGATGATATTCAATCAAGGTTTCTCCGATTCCATACCAACAATCCTCATGTCTATAGCAACCTTGTCGTTCTAGCTAGGCAGTTCCGAGAGAAGCGTTCTGATGCCGTGATCGGTATCCAGATGCTTTTTGAAGTTCTCCGCTGGAACTACTGGCTAAATACAGATAGTGACGAGCAATTCAAGATGCCTAATGAGTTTGCCGCTGGCTACTCAAGGTTGATCATGAAGCAGGAGCCTGACCTAGCTGGCATATTCAAGCTATCCAAATCTACCTTTGACCAATGAGAAAGATGTTCAAAGCTAAAGGCAATACCACTAGGCGTGTTGCTGGTAAGATGAACAAGACCGAGGAGGCTTATTCAAGGACTCTTCAAGACAGGAAACTCCGAGGGGAGATCCATCACTGGCAGTTTGAAGCTATGGCTTTAAGGCTGGCAGATAGGACAACCTATACACCTGATTTCTTTATCATCATGGCAGATGGAAGTATCGCATTCCATGAGGTAAAGGGATTCTGGCAAGGAACAGGGAGAGTAAAGATCAAAGTTGCCGCTGAACTTCACCCTTGGTTTGAGTTCACAGCAGTCCAACTGAAAAAGAAGGAGTGGGTTTATGAGGAGTTTTAACATGAAAATATATAGTAAAAAGAAAATAGATAATTTTGATGTTTACCATGATTGCGAAATAATAATGCATTGTTCGCCTAAAATTAATTGGATTCACTTTGAATATGAAATCATTAAGGATGGAAAATCTTTGGGATTTAAATATTCGGATGCCAATACATATAATGGTTGGGGATTAAATGAAGGATCTTTTCGATATGGAAGTATTGCAGAATATATTTATACCGAAGATAAAAAAGAAGACTTGTGTGGAAATGGTGTATTTACTCCATGCCCAAAGATAGAAGATTTATATAATTTGATTACAGAAGATGGCTTATTGTTAAAATTTTATGGGAGGTTTTATAATGGCTCTGGAGAAGGAGGGGGATATTGCACCATAAAATCATATAAAGCGTATCCTGCTAGATTTTGCTCTATGTGTGCTTGTTTTATGGGAGTAGTAGAACAACTTGATAATGTTTTATTTAAGTTTGCACTTTGCCAAAATTGCAAAAAGTTAAGAAAAGAATCCAAATTCAAAAGTCCTGTTTTTGGATCAAGGTTGCCAGCAACCATAACAGAAGTCTGTTTCAAACAAAAAAATCCTAGATCATTTTTAAAGGATTTGTTTTTGAAAAAGAAGAAACCATCCAAGACTTTCTTTCAAAAATATATAAAGAAACATTTGAACAAAGTTAAAAAAGTCCGAGCAATTTCTAATTCAGAACTATTCTTCTTTCGCTCTTGGCTAGGAGTAAAAGAATTAACAAAAATAGCCAAATAAATAACCACGCAAAAACATGAACACACAAATAGAAGCACCAAATAACCTAATCCAAGAATTTGTATCCTTGATTAACAAAGGTATAGAATGTTGGGCAAAAGCAGGAGAAGTAGTAGTAGAACTAATAGACAAAGAAGGGTATTCAGTTCATTCAATCTCCAGGGAATCAAAATATCTTACGGAAGAAATTGTAGGACGATTTGAGCAACTTGGCAGAAAACAGATAATCCCAAATCTTTTGATTTCTGACTTCCCTGCATCAAAGCATTTGTTCAGATTTCCTTATTCAGAACAAAAGCGTTTGATTAACGGACAAGTAGAACTTCTTGTAATTTCTGATAAAGGAAATGAAACCTTGCTTGTAAATACAGAAAATCTTACTGCACAACAATGCAAACAAGTATTTGATAGGACTGCTGTTCGTTCCATTGGTGCACAGAGGGCATACATGGAGAGTCGCAAGGAAGATTACAGAGTCTCTTCTGTAATTGTTGATGAAGATCCTATCTATAAAGTTAAAGGAAAGAGAGTTATATTTAATAAACCTTGTGAGATGACAGCGAGGCAACTTGCTCAAATTCTTGCTGAAATAGAATGACATCTGAATGCCCCCATTGTGGTCAGTCATATCCTCCCAAGAATGCTCGTAAAAGCGATTTTGAGGTGTTCTGGAAGGCTTACCCTAGAAAGACAGGAAAAGGCTACTGCCAAGAGATATGGAAGCGGAAGAGATTCCCTGCCATTGAGATCATCCTTGAGTCACTCCAGAAGAGCATAGTATCTGCTGACTGGCAAAAGGAGGGAGGCAAATTCATTCCCAACCCTAGCACTTGGCTAAACCAAGGCCGATGGGATGACGAGGGAATAGATCACTCCGTACTACGCCAGCAAATTTCCAAACCAGTATTCAAAGGAACTACCAGTAGGGTAGATCACGAAGAATACAGGGCATGGAAGATTGAAGAAGGATACCCACCCCAATTCATTGATTCGACTTTCAATGAAGACCCCGAACCAGTACAAAAGAAATACCTAGCAACCCTAAAATCATGACAAACATATACAACGAAGAGTATCAAAATTGTCTTGACCGAGAGAAGGAGTCTCTTTGTCAGGAGATCAGCAGACTGAATAGCAAGCTGGCATACCTAGAGAATGTCTTGAGCGAGATCCATCTCCTTAACTCGCTAGGCAAAAGCCTCAAGATCCATGATGCGGTGAATGCCGCTATTGATGTTCTAAAATGAGCGACACACCACGCACAGATGCTGAAACTTATGTTTGGGAGAAAGGGAGAGAAAACCCCTTTGTTCACAAAGAGTTTGCCCAACAACTTGAGCGAGAACTCAACGAGAAAAACAACGAGGTCGCAAAGCTAAATCATCAATTACTCAAGACTGAATACGACCTTTTGGAATCACAGGACATCAATGGATGGTTTGTCCGAGCATTGAAAGCAGAGGCAGAAGTAGCAAGGATGCGTAGGCTCTATTGGAGACAATAATATGAGCGACACACCACTCACGGATGCCAGTTCCCAAAATGGGAACATCATAGATGAAGATATAGAAGATCTTTGCCGTCACCAATTCCATAAATGGATGAAGCTACAAGAGTCAATCAACCGAGATATTGCTGGTGAATTGCAGAAACTCCGAAACGAAATCGATAATCTAAAACATAAATGAACCCACGCACCTTCACAGGGGTTTTATTACCTATCCTGTTGGTCGAGATCCTAACCAACTCTGCTTGGCTATACGTCTCCTACGATGAAAAGATCCGAGAGAATGTGTCACTTTCATACACACTCTCAATCGTTGCAGGAGCATTGTCTGGTCTTGCTTGGGCATGGATGGCATTGAGTATCAAACAATCTGATGTTTACTTTGCCAACATTGCATGGGATCTGATCGTTACAGGCTTGTTCTTTACAATCCCGATCTTCCTATTCCACATCAAACTAGATATGCAGTCCGTACTTGGAGCATCCATTGCTCTGATCGGATTGCTGATCATGAAATCAT